AACACCATGTGCTGCTGGCCTTGCAAGTTAATGCCGTGGCCGAAAGACTTGGGGTGCGCCGCCAGCAGCGGTATCTCGCCGCTGTTCCAGCGTTCCACGACGCGGGGGCTGTCCGTGGTCTGGATGCCGGGGTAGCGGCGCTTTAGCTCCGCCAGTTCCTCTTGGTAGGTGTACCAGACCAGTGTGTTCGCCTTCTGGTTCTCCGCGAGCAGTTCGTCCAGCCGGTCAAACTTGTGGCTGCTGAACCAGATCGACTGCTTGTCTGTGCCGTAGACGAAGCCAGACGACATTTGCTGTAGCTTGGTCGTCACCGCGCCCGCGTTCTGGGCAATAACCGTGTCGTCCGCAAAGCGGGCGACGTAATCCCGCTTCATTTTTTTGTACGGCTCCATGTTTGCCATCTGGCAGCGTAGCTCTACAATGTGACATGGTGGCAGCTTGTCGGCGTACTCGCCCGCTTCCAGCACGTAAGTCGCGTCGCGTATGCGGTCCATCACTTGCGGCAGCGCGTCGCCTCGCGGCTCCCACTGTCCGAAGTCGCGGTTGATGCAGTGGAAATACTGTTGCAGGAACGCACCCTTGGCGCGGCCTAGCAGGTTCTGGTCGATCATCTTGCACTGGCCGAACACATCTTCCAAGCCGTTGCTGGTGAACGATCCGGTCAAGCCCCACCTGATCGGTATGCGCGCCAGCAGCTTCTCTAGCGCCTTAAACCGCTTGCCGCTGGGGTTCTTGAGCCGGGTTAACTCGTCGAACACGATCCCGTCGAAGCTGTCGAGCGTCTGCACCTTGTCCAGATTGTCGTAGTTGATGACGACAATATCCGTATCTGCGTCAAACGCCGCTTGACGCTGCGCCGGGGAACCTAACGCTAGGCTCATGGTCATCGTCGTCGCCCACTTGGGTAGCTCTACAGGCCAGACTTCATTGCAGACCCGCTTGGGAGCCACCACAAGCCACCGCGTCACTACGCCGCTGATTAGGGCGTCGGCCATCGCTGTAAGCGTGATAGCGGTCTTACCGGCCCCTACGGGCGCTAGGATCATAGCCCTGTCGCGCGCATACAAGAAGTCTGCCGCGTCGTTTTGATACGGCCTTAGCTGAAGCGTAGCAACCATACGTCCACCTCGCTCTTGCTCCACAAGCAGCAATACCGCTGCCCTAGCGCCATCATATCGTCCGCAAACAGCTTTTGCAGCGGCGATAGCTTGCCGCCGGGTTTCTTCAGTTCTACAAACCAAGCCTCACCATTCGGCATACAGGCGATGCGGTCGCTGACGCCGCGATGGTTCACGGACTTGAACTTGTACGCCGTGCCGCCAACGCTTTTGACGCGGGCGACAAAGTAGCGTTCAATGTCGGCTTCAGTTGTCATGCGGCGTGTCTAGCTGGGGAAATATATTTTTACAAGCGGCTTTACAAATTATTTCAGAGGTGTATCCCGGCCTTCCTAACAAGGAGCAATACAATGAAACACAGTAAGATAGTCGGCGGTTCAACCGCCAAGCGCGTCATCAACTGCCCCGGCAGCGTGGCGCTGGTGGACAAGATGCCGCCGCAACCCAGCAGCAGCTACGCCGACGAAGGCACCCTGCTGCACGACGTTATGGCAAAGCTGGTGGACTACGGCGACGGTGCCGATCCGCAAGAGATGCTGGGCGCTACATACAAAAATGCTGTGTTGACGCAGGACTTGCTAGACCGCAAGATACTTCCGGCGTTAGCGGCGCTGGACGAAATTGATCCGGCTGGGGAGATGACGTATGCAGTCGAAAGTCGCGTGGGCTTTGGCGATTTCCTACCTAACGTGTTCGGTTCTACTGACTTGCTTGGCATCATTGGTGATCGTGCTGTTGTGTTGGATTGGAAGTTTGGTGATGGCGTCGCCGTCGAAGCGAAAGAGAACGAGCAGCTTATGTTCTACGCTGCGGCTGCTGCGCGCACGACAGCTACGGCGTGGGCGTTTGTAGACGCGTTAGAAGTCGAGCTTATCATCGTCCAGCCGCCCTACATCCGGCGCTGGTCAACGACAATGGAGCGGATCAACCAGTTTGAGCAGACGCTGCTATCCGCCGTCAAGGCATCTCAGTACGACGACGCGCCGCTCAAGGTGGGCGACCACTGCCGCTGGTGCGCCGCCAAGCCCGTTTGCCCGCTGATGACCGGCGCAGCCGACCGGGCGCTGGTAGCCAAGCTGGACGCGCTGCCCGTCGATCAGATCGCGCACTATCTGAACCAAGTGCCGCTGCTGGAAGGGTTCATCAAAGACTTGCAGCAACTGGCGCACGGGCTGATTGAGGAAGGTAAGCCCGTCCCCGGCTACAAGCTGGTCAACAAGCGCGCGACGCGCTCATGGCTGGACGCTGACAAGGCAGCGGCGTGGCTGACAGCGGCGGGCGCAGAGCCATACGAAGAAAAGATCATCACGCCAGCAGCAGCCGAGAAGGTGCTGAAGGGCGCGAAAATAGCATTGCCAGCGGACCTAGTTACCGCTGTCTCAAGTGGTTCGACGCTGGTTGCGGAGAGTGATCCCCGCCCCGCCGTCGTTCAAATCGGCCAGACGCTCGTAAAGGCTCTGGCTAAACTCAACTCATAAGGAACTAAGATAATGTCAAATAGCATCACTGCCTTCTCAAGCGCAAACCTACCTTCCGTGCAGTCACTGTCGGCTTCGCTCCGCTCGCTTCAGACTGGCTCCGCTTCCGGCGGCAGCATCATTCTGAAGATGGACAAGACCGGCCATTGGGTGTTCGGCGCAGACCAGACCGAAGTCGAAGATGATAGCCATTGGGCTATCAACCCTTTCAGCTTCGTACACGGCTATATCGCTTGGGGTAACGGCGAAGTGTTGGGCGAAAACATGACCAACATTTCTAACCCGCTACCTGAACTGGAACCGGCACCGTCAGGTGCCGCGAAGGGTTGGGAGAAACAGGTCGGTCTGTCGATCAAGTGCCTCAACGGCGAAGACGCGGGCATGGAAGCCCGCTTCTCGGCTACTTCTGTCGGCGGTAAGAAAGCCGTGCAGGAACTAGCCGTTGCCATTGCTGCACAGGTAGACGCAGAGCCTACCCGCCCGGTGCCGGTGGTAGAACTTCGTAAGGAGCATTACCAGCACAAGCAGTACGGCAAAATCTTCGCCCCGATTTTCAACATCGTTGATTGGGCGACTATGGAAGGCGAAACTACGCCAGCGGCTACGGAAGCCGAAGACGAGGTTGCCCCAGAAGCACCGCGCCGTCGTTCGCGCCGCGCCGCCTAAAGGGAACGCGAAAGCCGGGGTAGCTTCCTCTACCCCGGCGAGTAGCGGTCAGGAGCATGACAACCCTTTGGCTAGACTTTGAGACGCGCAGCCGCTGCAACCTCAAGACGCACGGCGTCTACAACTACGCGCGGGACGCCAGCACTGAGGTGCTGTGTATGTCCTACGCCTTTGACGACGAAGACGTTAAGACGTGGACGCTGGACCAGCCGTTTCCGCTGGCCGTCAAGAACCACACGGGCCGCATCGCCGCGCACAATGCGGCGTTCGAGCGCCTGATCTTCTGGTACGTCCTACAGATCGACTTCGATCTTGAGCAATTCTACTGCACCGCGACGCAAGCCCGCGCCAACTGCGCGCCGGGTAGCCTAGAGGATGTGGGCCGCTTCGCTGGCGCGGGTATGCGCAAGGATCACCGGGGTAGCCAGCTAATCCGGCTGCTGTGTATCCCCCGCGCCGACGGCACCTTTAACGAAGACGCCGCGCGCATGGCCGAGATGGTGGCCTACTGCGAGCAGGACGTGCGCGCCATGCGCGCCGTGGCGGAAACCCAGCGCCCGCTGTCGCCGGACGAGCTAGAGGATTACTACGTCAACGAGCGCATCAATGATCGCGGCGTCCTGCTGGATAAGCCTCTGGCTTTGGCGGCGGTGCGCTACGCTGACGCGGAGCTTGAGGAAATCCAACGTATCGTCCGCGATATTACCGGCGGCAGTGTGCCGTCGGTGCGTAGCCCGAAGATGCGGAGCTGGGTCTTAGACAGAGTTGGGCCAGAAGCCCTGAAGCTGGCGACGGTTTACAAAGATGACGTAGCCAAGCTATCCATCGACAAGACGGTGCGCGGCAATCTGCTGGCGCTGGCGAAGGAAAATCCAGATGAAGTCCCGGCTGAAGTGGCGGAAGTTATCCAGTGCGCAGACGATCTCTGGGCATCGTCCGTGGCGAAGTTCCAACGGGCTGCATCGCTGGCAGATGAGGAAGATAGCCGAGTTAGAGGCGCGTTCGTATTTGCTGGAGGCAGTGCTACAGGCCGCGCTTCATCATTTGGATTACAGGTCCACAACTTCCCGCGAAAGTGTGCAGCAGACCCTGCACTGATCCGTCAGGCGATGGTGCGCGGGCATCAGATCGTCCCGCTGCACGGCCCGCGCGTTACAGACGTGCTAAAGTCCATGCTGCGCCCCGCTCTAACGGCTGCGCCGGGTAAGCAGCTAGTCGTGGCCGACTGGGCCAGCATCGAGGCCCGCGTGACGCCGTGGGCGTCCAAGACCAACAGCGGCGCAGCCAAGCTGGCTATCTTTGACGCGGGCGGCGACGTGTACGTTGCCAACGCGGCGGCGACTTTTCTTGTTCCAGAAGCCAAGGTCACGAAAGATCAACGCCAGATCGGCAAGGTGCAAGAATTGGCGTGCGGCTTTGCTGGCGGCATCGGTGCCTTTGCGGCGATGGGCCGCGCTTACGGGCTGGCGCTGCCTGAGAGCGAAGCGCAGCGCATGGTCAACGCATGGCGGCGCGCGAACCCGTGGTCTGTAACCTACTGGAGCGCGCTAGAGGAAGCCTACAACCGCGCCATGCGCAACCCCGGCACGGAAGTGGCGGCGGGCCGCGTCACGTATTTATACGACCGCCAACACTTATGGTATGTTCTGCCGTCTGGCCGTGTGTTATGCTACCCGTTCGCCCGTTTCGAAGATGGCGAGATTACTTACGCTAAGGCGGCTTGGAAGCCAGCGGTGGATGCTAAAGAGTGGCCGCGTGCGCGGCTTTGGAAAGGTTTGGCGTGTGAGAACATCACGCAAGCCATAGCCAATGACATTCTTCGGTATGCACTACGGCAGCTAGAGCCTCTGGGCGTCGTCCTGCACGTCCACGACGAGATCGTGATCGAGACGGACGAGCCAGAGGCAGTCGCGGCGCGCATGAAGCAAGTGATGGCGACGCCGCCGCTGTGGGCCGCAGGGCTACCGCTGGCGGCGGAAGTGTCGATCATGGAGCGTTATGGCAAGTGAGCAGAGCAGGAGCAGAATATGTCACCGGAGCAAATGAAGTTTGTAGATTTTTTAGTGGGCCTAGCGCCTGAAGGCGAAACGGCGCTGCTGGTCAAGCAGAAGCCAATCAGGCTGAACGGCGCGCTACAGTACCACGACGACGGCGCAGTCAAATGCACTTGGCCGTCGTTCCTGCCAAGCAGCGCCACTATTAAGGACGGCGAAAGCTGGTTCGGCAACACGGCCAGCTTTATCATTGACCGCTTTGAGAATGGCCGCGTCAGCGCTTCCAAAGACAACTGCGATTACGTGCTGGTGATGATGCTAGATGACGTGGGGTCGGACAAAACGACCAAGACGCCTACGCTAGAGCCGACGTGGATCATGGAGACGAGCGAAGGTTCGTTCCAGTGGGCTTACGTGTTTGGCGAGCAACCCGGCAAGAACGAGTTCTCCGCTGCTATCACCGCCATTGCGGCGGCTGGCTATTCAGACCCCGGCGCATGCAATGCTGTGCGCAACTTCCGCATCCCCGGCTCGGTCAACATCAAAGAAGGCAAGGGGCTGTGGCAGTCGCGGCTGGTGTCGTTCGACCCAGAGCGCGAGTTTAGCTGCGAAGAAATCTGCGCCGCGCTTGGCGTTGTCCCGGCTGAAGCAGACACCGCAACACGGCGGGCAGTGCGGGTAGAGGATACCGGCAGTTCTCCGGTTCTCAAGTGGCTGTCGGATCAAAGTCTGGTTTGCTCTGCTCTGCGGCCTACTGGCTGGATTGACATTGTTTGCCCTAACCATGCCGCGCACACGGACGGCAGCGAGATCGCCGGGTTCCGCCCGGTCGATAGCGTCTTTAAGTGTCTGCACGGCCACTGCGTAGACTTTAACAGCGCGGCGTTTCTCGGCTGGGTCAGCGATAACGGCGGGCCTAGCGCCGACAGCGGCATACGGCCAGACATAATGGCTGAGCTACACGCCAAGACGCTAGACAAGTTGCGCCCGACAGATGCGTTCCCCGACGATGCAGCTAAGCGCATTGCTGAGATCGAGCGCAAGCAAATCGGGCGGGCGCAGAAGTCCGATTGGTTTGATCGGTTCGCGTATGTCATGTCCGACGATAGCTATTTTGACGTTAATCTGCGCCGCGAGATCAGCCGGTCTAACTTCAATGCCGTGTTTCGCCATATCCCGTGCAATTCAATCCACAGCAAACGGCGCGTGGAAGCCAGCGTTTGCTACGACGAGAACCGCGACGCGCACGACGCCAAGATATTGACCGGCGTCACCTACGCACCCGGCGATGGCTTGATGCTTGAGCGCGACGGTGAGGTATTTGGCAACCGCTGGATCGACGCGCGGCCAGTGATCGACCTGTCCGTTAGGATCACCGACGATCAGGTGAAGCGGTGGCTGGATCATTGCAAGGTGCTGATGCCGGAAGGCGAGGAACTAAACCACTGCCTAGACGTGATGGCCTACAAGGTGCAGCACGCAAACAGCAAGATTAATCACGCGGTCCTGCACGGCGGCGACGAAGGCTGCGGCAAGGATACCATGTGGAAGCCGTTTGTCTGGGCCGTAGCAGGGCCGCACAACCGCAACCGCTCTGTGGTCGATAGCGACGGGCTGCACTCGCAGTGGGGCTACAACCTTGAGGCAGAGGTGATGATCCTCAACGAGCTTAAAGAGCCGGACGCGTCCGCCCGCCGCGCGCTGGCAAACAAGCTCAAGCCGATCATCGCCGCACCGCCTGAGACGCTTCAGATCAACCGCAAGGGCATGCACCCATACGAGATGATTAACCGCGTGTTCGTGCTGGCATTTACCAATGATTCGGTGCCTATCTCGCTGCCGACGCAGGACCGGCGCTGGTTCGCGACGTGGAGCCGCGCGCCGCGCATGAACCCAGAGGCAGCGACGGCGATGTGGCAATGGTATGAGACAGGCGGCGGCTATGAGTTGATTGCGGCGTGGCTGTGGCAGCGCGACGTGAGATCGTTTAACCCGGCGGCTCCACCTATGGAAACGGATTACAAGCGCACCTTGATCGAGCAGTCTATGTCGCTGACCGAAAGCGCGCTGGTCGAGATGATCCGCGACCGGGTGGGCGAATTTAGCCGTGGCGTGGTTGGCTCACCGTTTCACCGGCTCATAGATCGGCTGGAAGGGTCTATGCCATCAGGCCAAAAGATTTACCCCAACACGCTGCAACACGCGCTGAAAGAGGCTGGCTGGCTTGATATGGGGCGCGTCAATTCGAAGGCGCTGCCCAACAAGAAACAAATATGGGCGTCGCCTGAAATGGCTAAGGGTTGGTCTAAGTCTGATCTGCGGCGAACAATAGAGGACGTGTGAGGTTTACAACGTATAGTTGATGCTGTATTGGCCTTAGCCAATGCACGTTTAGAGCCTTGGCTCCGTGCTTAACCCCCGGCGGATTGCTCCCCGCCGGGGGTTTTTATTTAGCCAGCTAGGGCAGCTTGTCCGGCATGGTAGAGCCGCACCGCCGAGATGTCGCCCGCCCACATGGTCGGCCATGACAGCAGCGCGTGCCGGATCGTCTTTGGTTCGCGCTTGAGCAGCCGCGCCGTCTCGTGTCGGCCTAGCCCGCGCTCTGTCAGCAACTTGATCGCCACGGCGCGGGCGCGGACATACTCGACCGCCTTAATCTGCGCGGTGATGTCGGCCAGTCCGGCTTGCTTGGCGATAAAGTCAATCAGTTGGTTATTGTTAATCACTTTCGCACTCCCAAATTTTTGTTGCAGTCCGAATGTCGGTCGGCCAGCCGGTGTTTCGTGTAAAGCTGCGCTCTTGGAACAGGACCATGTTGGTCGGTCTGATAAGCAGCCTGCCGCCCCTCGTCTGCATGAACATAAACTCTTTCGATTGGTCGGGTGACCGGCTGAAGCCGTCGCTGTGCGGGCAGGCTGTGAATAGGCACGTAGCCTTATCCTCGGTGCCGTCGTAGCGCGCGTCCAGCCCAGCCAGATACTCGTAGCGTATCACGTCAAACTCGGTGCCGTAACAATCCCAGACCTGCGCCTGCTTCAGCGTCCAGTCTGGTTCTGGGGTGGCACTAAAGGCTACGGCGTGAGGTGGTAGACTGCGATACACCGCGCCGCACTCCAGCATGACGTGACAACCCCACGCACGGTCAGGTTCGGCCCGTATGGCAAACCAGATGGCGGGTTCAAAGCGTTGCTTGCCACCCCGAAAGAACGCGCTATCCACGTATACGTAGAGGTGGTGCGGCAGGTTGCGACTACTCATTTCGGATACCTTCTGTGATACGCCACCACCTCCGCGCGCTCTGCCTCGCGTCCGCGCTGCTCTGCGGCATCATCCGTCACCACGGGCTGCATTGCGGCGATGGCTGCTTGGGCGATTATAGCCAGCTCGGACGTAGTAAGCGCACAAGCGAGGACATCGCTTTCTACGGTGTCAAAAATAGCGTTGCCGATAGCGTTCCTCACCGCTTCCACGACATCCGGCTTGGTTCCATCGGCTGGATCGGGCCGAAGTGGTGCAGCGTCGGGGTTAGGTTGTCTGGTCATGCGTCGTTCCTTTTATAGACCATCCCGGCGTCGAGCCAGTTAGCTAGTGTGGTGGCTGTGCTTTCGTCCATGCCGCGCAGCCATGCGGCGATCTTGTCACGCTCGGCGGCGCGTATGTCCTGCTCGGCTCTGCCAATCCACAAGCTGACTTGCTCTTGCACATAGTCGGGCGCGCTCATGCTGCTAGTCCTCTCGCACTACATACTTGCCGCATCATCAGCGGGGTGAAGCCCCAGATGCGCATGGCTTGGCTGTAGTCCTGTGTGGCGCGATTCAAATCGCTGTCTACTACTGCTAGTTGGCTTGCCAGCTTGTCACGTCTCGCGAATAGGGCGGCGGCGCGCTTGGCTGCATCGGTGGCGGGGTCAGTCATTGTCTGTTGCTCCCAACATATCGTCGATCTGGTCCTCAAGCGCCTTAATTTCGGCGCGCATGACGATAATCGCGGCTTGCTGAAAGTCACAGCGTTCTTTGAGTTCTTCGTTCCAGCGATCGGCCTCGTGCGTATCGTTTAGGCGCTCGCCCAGAGCGATGCACAGTTCTGCGCTTGGATAGTGTTTGGCTTCGTCGATCAGACGCGCGTCGGTCTGGCCGCGCCAGTATGAACGGTCGTGTGTCATGGTCTTATGCTCCTGTTGTTTTAGCTGCGGCTGCATTTTGCAGCTTGTGGATGATGCGCGGATGCGCGCACGACAAAGCGCGCATGAGCGCCGTTGACGATAGCTGCGTTGCGGTGAGATAGTCGGCGTCGCTTTTAGCCAGTGCGCCGTTGAAAGCGTTTAGTGTTGGCACTTGTGTCATGGTGTTAGGCTCCTGTTGTGCCGCGCGGCGGGATTGCCGCGCGGCGTTAGTGTTACCAGCCGTGCTTGAGAGCAAAAGCCTCAATCTTGGTGATGGTGGACGCGGCGATGGGCGAGGAATGCTGCCAGTCGCCGTCCCACAAGCAACCTTCATCCGCAGCGGCGGAAAGCGATCCGGTGTAGCGGCCTTTGGTCAAATCGCAGAACGTCTGTCCGCAGTAAGCGTAGACTTCGACTTGGATACTGTCGATGGTGGTCTTGGTCATGGTATGTTGCTCCAGTGGTTGAGTGTTAACGCGTCGCATTGTCGAGCCGTTCGACACAGCGAATGTCGCCATGACAGGCGGCCTTGTTGGCTTGTTCGATGCTGTGCGCGAGCCAGATCGACCCGGCGAAGGCGATGAACAGCAACACGCGGGCGATTAGGTTTTGTGTCATGCCACGCCGCCTTTGCACTTGTGCTGGTGGGTGCGCCCTGCTGGCACGTGCGCGCTGCAATCAGGGCAGACAGCATAGCAGCGGTGCGCGCTGCTCTTGCTGCGCCAGCGGCGCTCTCCGGCGGGTGCCTGAATGCCGGGCTTGCAGTAAAGCCGGACAGACGCTGCGCTGTGATCGAGCAGCGGCACCCAAACGTCGGTGGAAGTGCAAAAATCAATCGGCATATTTTGATCGGGGCGAAGGCCTAGATACTGGCGGATGTCGCGGTGGTTCGCGTAGTGGCGGGCGTAACGCGCGCCGCCGAAGGGAAGGATTTTGAATGCCATTGTCGTTGCTCCTCTGTCTGTCTGCCTGTCTCATCAGTGCTGGGCGGCGATCCAGCAGACGCCCCGAAGGGCGTTTCGACTATGCCTCACCCATCCATGCTGGCTGTGAGATGCTGATGGGCGCGGCGGAGTGTGCGGCTTCGTACAGCGCTTCGCACACAGCATTGTCGCTGTGGTCGCTGATCAGCTCTTCGCCGCTGGGGTCATTGCCGTAAATCAGCCAGAACGATCCTGCCCCATGCCAGCCAGTTGTCTTCGACGGATCGGCGGCGCTGATGCGGATGGTATCCTCTCCAGTGGTCGCTAGAGCGTCAAAGATAGTCTTCGTGCTGGTGCTGCGCTTGACTGTCCATTCTCCGCCATCGTTGACGCTGACAGAATAGCCAGCGGCGATGGCTGCTTTGACCAGCTTGCGCACGACGCGCGCTTCGCCAGCGGTGGCGTATTGTGAGAGTGAGTTCATGTGCGTTGCTCCTGTTTGTTTGTTGGATGTCTGCCTTAGCACAACCTATACCCCAGTAAAGCCCTAATTTTGCCTACCTGTTTGCAAGGCGAAAAGGTAGGTCATTTTTGACCTACCATCTAAGGTGCGAGCAGAGGCGCGGCAGAGCGGTATCAGCGCGGTATGGGTGGTCGGTCAGGATTGGCCTTTGGTCGGCTGTGCGGTGGCTGTCAGGTCGGTCGTTGATGCGGTGTTGGAAGTGCAGCGTCTGCGCGGTGTTGCGGTGCAGGTCGGTCAGGTCGGTCATGGGTTTTATAGTTAGTAAGGATAGTTGTTATATAGGTAGTAGCATAAAACGTAGCAGCGACTGAAATCGTAATGACCTTATGACCGACCTGACCGACCGCCGCGCACGCCGCACCTTCGCAAGCCCTCACATTTACCCTCTGCACACGATGGCCCGCAGTTGGTACAGCAAGGCCTTGCTGTACTGGCAACCAGCCGCGCAAGCTGCGCCTGTTTGGACATGACCGACCTGACCGACCAGACACGTCTAAAACACCGCGCGCCTGCGCGTAGCAAGAACCATGCCAGTTTGCTTGTGTGATCTTTGGACAACACAAGTGTAACTTTTATGTATACGGCTAAAATCGATTTTAAGGCCCCGTACAGCGCGAAGTCTCGTTTAGGCCACCCGAGTTCCTAAAAAAAGATCTTCGCGTTTGTTCAGGGTTTGTTCTAAACAACTATATAACAATACTAGCCATGATCTTGAAACAATAAGTTATAAACAGCAGTTCAATTGTAACAACAACGAATACTTACGCAACATTGTTGCTTTACTAGCCGCGGCAATCTTGTTTATCTATCTACCTAGTAGAGTATTAGAACGACCTGATCGGCCTGATCGACCTGACCGACCAGCGCCAATGGCCAATGGCCAATGGCCAATGGCGCGCGCCGCGCGCTGCCAGCAATAGGGCCATAGCTTGCTATTGCTAGCCATTGGCAAAAGGCCAAACGCAAATCCTGCGGCGACGCCGCAAGCTGGCCGCGCGCTGGCTGGAGCCGGGGGGCAGGGGGCCGGTGGGCCGTGGTGTCTGCGTACGATGGGTCCACAAACAATTTTTGCATCTCCAGCGTTTACCACCGCTGCAAACAATTTTTACGCCCCCAGCCACACACAATTTTTACACTTTTTTTTTTATAATTCCCGTGTCATACTGCCGCGCATGTTTCACAACATATCGTTTGAGCCGCGCACGCTCCGCGCCACCGAGGCACGGCTGGAGGCAATCTATCGGTCTGCCAAGGCTGGCCTCAAAGGCGACAGCTTGGCGCTGGCGTCAGGGATGCTGCCCAAGGAGCTACGGCAGCTATTTGAGTTTGACCCGGCGGTTGAGCTAGCCGAACTCAAGGGCCGCGCTGACAGCGAGATGGAAGCCGCCGAAGTCATTAACTGCGCGATCACAAACGGCGACGCCAAGATGGCGCTAGAGAAGCTGCGCTTCCAGCACCAGTGGGTAGCCAAGCAACAGATCGACATCAACGTAGACCAGCAGATCAGCATCACAGGCGCGCTTGAACAAGCAGAGCGGCGCGTGTTAGAAGCGGTCTGGACCGACGTATCCGCGCTAGAGGACCAGAGCGATGGCAAGTAAAGGCAAGTCTGTGTCGCTGTCGGTAGGGCGCGGCGAGAAGCTGTCCGTAAAGGCGGGCGCTGGGCTGACGGCCAAGGGCCGCGCCAAGTACAACGCAGCTACCGGCGGCAACCTCAAGCCGCCAGCGCCTGCGCCCAAGACAAAGGCCGACGCGGGGCGTAAGGCTAGCTTTTGCGCGCGCATGGGTGCGGTCGCAGCCAAGGCCAAGGATGGTGAACGTGCCAAGGCTAGTCTCAAACGATGGAAGTGCTAATATGAAACAAGGTCTATACGCCAACATCAACGCCAAGCGCGCCCGCATCAAGGCTGGCTCCGGCGAGAAGATGCGCGCCGTCGGCGCTAAGGGCGCGCCGTCGTCCAAGGACTTCAAGGACAGCGCCAAGACAGCCAAGACGACCAAGCCAACTAAGAAAAAGTAATGCAGGCACCCGTATACCGCGCCGCCGAAGAGCAGGAACTTATGGCGCGGCTGTGGACACCGGCGCTCAAGGATGATCCGCTCAAGTTTGTGATGTTCGTGTTCCCGTGGGGGCAGCGCGGCACGCCGCTGGAACACTTCACCGGGCCGCGCAAGTGGCAGCGCGAAGTGTTGCAGGACTTGGCGAACCACATCAAGCAGAACAACGGCAAGATCGACTTTGACACCTTCAGGCTGGCGACGAGCAGCGGGCGCGGCATCGGCAAGTCGGCGCTGGTATCGTGGCTGGTCATCTGGATGCTGTCCACCCGCATCGGATCTACCACAATTGTGTCGGCCAACTCCGAGGCGCAGCTACGGTCCGTCACTTGGGCCGAGATAACTAAGTGGCTGGCTATGTCGATCAACAGCCACTGGTTCGAAGTCGCAGCTACCCGCATCATGCCCGCCAAGTGGCTGACGGAACTGGTCGAGCGGGACATGAAGAAGGGCACGCGCTACTGGGCGGTCGAAGGGCGGCTGTGGTCTGAGGAGAACCCCGACGCGTACGCGGGCGTACACAACTACGACGGCGTGCAATTAATCTTCGACGAAGCCAGCGGCATACCGGACAGCATCTGGGCGGTGTCGGCGGGCTTCTTTACCGAGAACACGCCGAACCGCTTCTGGATGGCTTTCTCCAACCCACGGCGCAACACCGGCTACTTCTACGAGTGCTTTAACAGCAAGCGGGACTTCTGGAAAACCAAGGTCGTTGACGCACGCGACGTAGAAGGCACCGACAAGGCCGCATACCAGCAGATCATTGACGAATACGGGCCGGACTCAAGCCAGTCGCACGTCGAGGTCTACGGTATGTTCCCCGACGCGGGCGACGATCAGTTCATCGGCGCGCTGGCTATTGACGACGCCATGAAACGAGCCAAGTATAAGGATGAGTCAGCGCCCATCGTGATCGGTGTGGACCCCGCACGATTTGGCGCTGACGCTACCGTGATAGCGGTGCGCCAAGGCCGGGACATTGTGGAGATCATACGCCACCGGGGCGACGATACGATGGAGACTGTGGGCCGGGTGATCGACGCCATAGAGAAGTACAACCCCGCGCTGGTCGTGATCGACGAAGGCGGGCTAGGCGCGGGCGTCGTGGACCGGCTGAAGGAGCAGCGGTACAAGATCAGGGGCGTGAACTTTGGCAACAAGGCCAAGAACCCTATGATGTGGGGCAACAAGCGCGCGGAGATGTGGGGCACCATGCGCGACTGGCTCAAGACCGCCGCCATACCGTCGGATCGCTTCCTAAAGTCGGACCTTATCAGCCCGCGCATGAAGCCTGACAGCAAGGGTGCTATCTTTCTAGAGAGCAAGAAAGACATGAAGGCGCGCGGGCTGGCGTCGCCAGACGCTGCCGACGCCATAGCGGTCACATTCGCGTACCCAGTAGCGTCCCGCGAGTACCGCGCTAACGCAATTGACAGAACTAGACCTAGAGGTTACTCTGGGGCTGGAATTTCTACGAGTTGGATGGGATCTTAATATCATGGCTAAGTATCCGATCAGAATTACCCTGTCCGCGTCAAAACCTTCTGCACCTAAGCCTATGGCTAAGCCCGCGCAAAACCGAGCTGCACCGCCAATAACGCAGGCAATGCTAGACCGCCACGCGCGGATGCAGGGCGAAGAAGCCCGCAGCGAAGCGATGTTGCTAAAGCGTGGGCGTCCCAACGTGATCCGCACGACTGTTGCAGAGCGCATGACACCAACCAAAAAGAACAAGTAAGCGTCATGCCGCTGAAAAAATCCGCCAGCAAGCCTGCATTTAGGGCTAATGTAAAAGCTGAAATAGCGGCTGGAAAGCCCCAGAAGCAGGCGGTTGCGATAGCTTACAGTGTCCAACGCAGTGCGGCCAAGAAGGGCAAGAAGTAGTCACATGGCTGATCCTACAGGTATTCTCGCCGCCGGTAAGGTCGCCAACGTCGGAAGTAACCCTGCTACCGGCGACGGCGACAATGAGACGATGGCGACGATGCGCAGTCGTCTCCAGACGGCTATGGCTGCGTATTCTGACAGCCGCGAGGACGAGCTAGACGATCTGCGCTTTATGGCTGGTAGCCCAGACAACCAGTGGCAGTGGCCCGCCGATGTTCTGTCTACGCGCGGCTCGGTGCAAGGCCAGACGATTAATGCCCGCCCGTGCCTGACGATCAACAAGCTGCCGCAGCACGTCCGCCAAGTGACGAACGAGCAGCGGCAGAACCGCCCAGCGGGCAAGGTCATCCCCGTGGACGACAACGCCGACGTTGAGGTAGCCGCCATCCTTGACGGCATGGTCAAGCACATCGAGTACATTTCCGACGCTGACATTGCCTACGACACGGCTTGCGACAACCAAGTCACCTACGGCGAAGGCTATATCCGCCTGCTGACGGACTACTGCCGCGAGGATAGCTTCGATCAGGACATCAAGATCGGGCGCGTGCGCAACTCATTTTCGGTTTACATGGACCCGACGATCCAAGACCCATGCGGCGCTGACGCGCAGTACTGCTTCATCACGCAGGACATGACGAAAGAGGAATACCAGCAGACCTTCCCCGACGCATCGCCGGTATCGTCAATGATGTCGCAGGGCGTGGGCGACGAAAGTATGTCCGCGTGGCTGGACCAAGACACCATCCGCATCGCGGAATACTTCTACTACCGGGTAAAGCCGGGGACGTTGCATCTGTATCCCGGCAATGTGTCGGCCTTTGAAGGCACGCCGGAAGATAAGCAGCTAAAGGCACAGTTTGAAAAGCCTATTAAAACCCGCCGTGTTAACCGCAAGCAAGTCATGTGGATGAAGACCAATGGCTTTGACGTTCTTGACGAGCGCGAGTGGCCGGGTAAATACATCCCCGTGGTCCGCGTTGTAGGCAATGAATTTGAAGTCAGCGGGCAGATTTACATTTCCGGCCTTGTGCGCAACGCCAAGGATGCGCAGCGGATGTACAACTACTGGACCAGCCAAGAGGCAGAAATGCTGGCGCTGGCTCCCAAGGCTCCGTTCATTGGTTACGGCGGTCAGTTTGAAGGCTACGAGAACCAGTGGAAAACGGCCAACACAACCAACTGGCCGTACCTTGAGGTAAACCCAGACGTTACAGACGGCGCTGGCGGGGTGCTGCCGCTGCCTATGCGTGCGCCGCCGCCACTGCCGCAGACGGGCCTCATACAAGCCAAGATGGGCGCGGACGAGGACATTAAGAGCGCCACGGGCCAGTACAACGCTAGCCTTGGTATGCAGGGCAACGAACGCTCAGGCAAAGCCATCACAGCCCGCGAGAAGCAGGGCGATGTTGGCACATATCACTACGTTGACAACCTTGCCCGCGCGATCCGCCACGTAACCCGCCAGATTGTCGATATGATCCCCAAGATTTACGACACGCAGCGCGTAGCCCGCATCATTGGGCTGGACGGCGAAGTGAGCATGGTCAAGATCAACCCTGACCAGCAGCAGCCGGTCAATACGCTCAAGGACCAAAACGGCGGCACTATCGAGAAAATCTACAACCCCAACGTCGGCACCTACGATGTTATGGTCACGACCGGCCCCGGCTACATGACCAAGCGTCAAGAGGCGCTTGACGCCATGTCGATGATCCTTCAGTCCAACCCGCAGCTTTGGTCTGTGGCAGGCGACCTGTTTATTAAGAACATGGATTGGCCCGGTGCGCAGGAAATGGCCGAACGATTTAAGAAAATTCTTGACCCCAAGGTGCTTGAGGGCGGCGATACGACACCTGAACTAGCGGCTGCGCAGCAGCAAATTCAGGCAATGGCACAGGAACTTCAGCAGTCGTCTACAATCCTTGAGAACATTCAGGACTCGGTAGCGCAGCAGGAAATCCAGATTAAGGGCTTTGAGGCTGAGATAAGAGCCTACGACGCAGAAACCAAGCGCATTTCGGCTGTCCAAAACAGCATGACGCCTGAACAAATTCAGGATATTGTCATGGGGACAATGCACGCGGCGATGGACATGGGCGACCTTGTACCACCTAGCTTGCCGCAGCTAGGTAATTTTGGCACCGACCAGCAGCAAGAGCAGCCCGGTGAAGCCCCTGAGATGCCCATGCAGCCGGAACAGCAGGGTGAACCGCCAGAAGCGCCCATGCAGCCGCCTATGGCCCCTGAAGGACTACCACAATGAACGCCGCAGAGTTTGTAGGAACCTTGTTTCTGGCCCGCGACGTTGCCCATTCGGTGCATCTGAACACGCGCAGCTTTGCTAAGCACACGGCTCTTAACGAGTTTTACAACAACATTGTCGAGTTGGCCGATAAATTTGCCGAAGCCTACCAAGGCAAATACGGCCTTATTGGGCCGATTTCGTTGATGTCTGCCAAAAAAACTACAAACATTATCGAGTTTTTGCAAAATCAGGCAGACGAAATTGAAGAAAAACGCTATGTAGTCGTTGATAAGGCTTGCACGCCCCTGCAAAACATCATTGACGAGATTTTGGGGCAGTATTTTTCAACGCTATATAAACTTAAATTTCTCGCATAGGGACGCGACATATGGAACTTCTTCGCCCTCTTAATGACTCCACTTTTGCTGCTCAAAACGTAGCGTACACCGGAACTGCGGGTTCTGTAACTGGCTGGCCCGCTGGCCCGCAAGGCGTGCTGGTGTGGTGTACATCTGATGCGTACATCCGCGTCGGCAATGGCGTCACCGCTACAACTGCGGACACGCCGCTGCCAGCCGGGACACCTGTACCAATTTACGTACCACAGTCAGGTGGCGATGCCACAGGCGGCTCATGGCGTGTCAGTGCTATCCAGATCAGCGCAGGCGGCACTATGTACGCAAAGCCGATTAACATACGATGAGTTTTGGCGTCCCTGTCCGTAATGGTTTGGGCATTGGCCTACTACCATCTACCGCCGTTTCGACTTTGCGAATTGGTGGCCGGCCAGCTTTACTATTAAATTTTGTTAACACAACCGCGTTAGATAGCCGTATTACGTTTACGCGCGCAACCACAGCAACAGTTACAGGTAGCAACGGCGTCATTCAAAGTTCTGCAATTAACGATCCGCGGTTTGATTACGATCCTGTAACGCTGGCATCAAAAGGGTTGTTGATAGAAGAACAGCGCATAAATTTGCTGCTGAATAGCCTTATTGATGGTACAACACTATCAACACAAAGCGTTACTGTAGCGGCAGTACCCCATACAATAAGTTTTTACGGCACGGGGACAATTACGTTAACGGGTGCGTCTGCTGCGACCGTAACAGGAACCGGCGTGTATCCTAATCGTCAAACGCTGACATTTACACCTATTGTGGGTTTACTAGTTTGTACGGTTACAGGTTCAGTTCAATACGCACAGCTAGAAGCGGGCAGTTTTGCTACGAGTTTTATTCCCACAGCAGGCGCAGCAGTAACACGCAGTGCAGACAATGCGGTGATGACAGGCACAAACTTTTCTAGTTGGTATAATCAAGCGGCAGGCACGTTAGGTGTTGTACTCACACTAAATCCGGGGCTTCCCTCGACTGGAAATCGCGCACTTACCATGAGCTCGGCTGGCGGGAATGACCGTGTTGTAGATATTAACGCAACAACTAACTGGGTTTCCTATAATGGAACAACCAACATTTCTTCCGGTGTAGCCGCAGCAACATCTACGTCGGTAGTTAAGATAGTCGCAGCCTACGCAACTGGAAACTATGCTTTAG